CAGGATCACAAATTGGATTATTCCATTTATCTAAAAAGCTTATTTCCTCACCATTTAAATATTGTTCAACAAAATCATGTACTTTAGTTCCATCTTCAGCTGCTTTTTTAACAATATAATCAGCAGAACGGCCCATATTTTTAAGCCATTCTTCGAATTGTTTTCCTTTAGGATATGAACTTAATACATAAGTTACTGATGGGTAAAATTCACCGTTTCGTCTATAATAACGTGAATCAGGTAAAGTAATTTGTTTGTGGTCGTCGGAGATCTCTAAGATTCTATTGTAAGAGTGTTTAATTTTTGTCATAAAAATAGTTTTTTCTCAAGTAAATTTGAGAATGTTAGGGGTAAGGTGTCTGAAATTGTGTTTATGAAATTCTTAAAACCCATTTCACTTGGGTCCTTATCCTGCATGTCTACAAGATAAACTTCTTTGCCTTCGTTCATCAAACGCTCACAAAAACTTAATGCTTGTTTTTGAGCGTCCTTGTCTAAAGCTATATATATTTTTTCGACACTAGACATTACAATCTTCTTCATCAAGTTTGATTGTATATTTTTGCCTAGTAACGGGATTGCATTACGTTTAATGGCTATTGCATCAAATGGTCCTTCGCATAATATAAACGGTAGATCCCAATTTATAAACAACTCAAAGGGTATAATATCACGAGATACAGATGGATTTTTGTATTTAATTTTAGGGTCTTTTTCAAACGAACGACCTGTAAAATAATTTAAACTTCCATTAGCATCATATGAGGGAATAATAACCATATTTTTATATGGACCTGTTTCACAATAACCAATATTGTATTTAAGTATATCTTCCTCTGAAATATTTCTAGATTTTAAGTAAGCTAATGCTTGACGTCCTGAAATATTAGATTGGGTAATATTTTTAAATGTTTTAAATTCTTTAGGTAAATTTACTTTTTCAGCAACAGCATATTCTCTATCAGATGTTTCTGTTTTAACAATAGCTCTTAATTCTAACATCTTTTCAGGTGATGCTGTCTTTTGTTTAAATACTTGAGCTACTTTTTTACCTTTTTTATCACAAGCCCAACAATGCCAAGGATTTTCTCCCTTTTTGTTTTCGGTAAAATTAATTTCTAATTTAGGTTTATGGTGATTACAGAAGGGACAACTATAAGCATAGTTACCTCTTGCTGTTGGTTTACCAGTTCCCAACACAGAATTTACTAAAGCAATCAGTGGTTGATTGAGCATAACCTCAATATACAAACCTATTCTTGCGTAGCAAAGTCTTTGGTGAAAAATTTTCCTAAAATATTATCATTAAAATATCCTTCAGGGTGTTCTAATACACCTAACTGAAATAAGTACTTACATTCATAGTAAGTAAGAAGTTTTTTATTAGGAACCAATTGTAAAATCTCACGGGTAAATTCCTCTTGTTTACCGTCCTTAATGAGTCCTAAAATTGGTTTAGCAGATCCATAATAGGTTTTCCAGTCCGATTCTTTTGCTACCACCTTTGTGGCTGACTTCCTGCCTGGTCCTGTTTGTTCTGCTATTTCCTTTTTTGTTAGTTTTTTCTTTACATTGTGATATAATACCTTTTTACCAATGTAAGCCATTCCTGTAGGTCTATGTTTGACCATATAAATAAAACCAAAAGTGTTTGAGGGAAAATCCTCAAGTGATAAGTAAACTTTTTTTGTTTTTAATCCACTATCACTATCTGTTTCTGAAAACCAATTATTATCCATAAATTATCTATCTAAATTAACTAATATTGTTGTGTCTGTTACTTGGGATAAGGGTAAGGGTTGTGCTAATTTTCCAACTGCTAATAATTGATAACTTTCATTATATAAACCTACTGTTGTTACATAAGGTGTAAAATATGAAGCTGTAGTAAAGTTATAAACATATTGATCTGGAGAGTAAAAGGTTCCTACTGAACTAGAATTAGCTGTACTTCCAGAAGCTATTGTTGGATTTTGACTAAAATTAAATTCATTTTCTCTTGCTGTACATTTATATTGAGTTTCATAAATAATAAGAGATGATGAGAAAGAACATGTTACATTAGATGATGTTATAAAATTATCTATAATAATAGCATCACTTGTCCCATATAAAGAAGAACCGTAAATTCCTGTACCCCAAGAATCACCTAAAGGTTCACCATCACTAGTAATAACAGCTATACCTTGTCCGTAAAATATATTACCACATATTTTTCCTGAAATATCAAATATTAAATTACCTTCTCCATCATCTGAAATAGAACCACTATCGGCCTTCCATTTAAATGAATTAGGTTGAATACTAACTCCATATACTCCAACAGGAATAGACATAACACCTATTTGTGAACCAGATGTTGTTGGAAAATATTTTTCAAAAGTTAATGTAGTTTGAGGATAATTATAAAAACGACCAATTGATGAAGTAGGACCTGTAAATCTATCTCCTGATATTTCACTACCTGGGTCTAGACTTGCTGTATTTAAATCACCACCATAACTTGCTGTTGAATTTAAGTAATTTGTATAGTAAAGTTGTTTAATTGAATTATAAACTAATTCTTGATATTGGGTAGTTATTTGTCCTGTTACAGGAGCTGTTTGGGGAATAAAATTACCATAAGGAACATTAGTACCTAAATATCTATCAATACCAACAACAGAGCTAGTTAAAGCTGCTGCTCCTTCAAAGTAAAATAGTTTATTTACTTCGAACGGAGTAACAATTATGTCCGATGATAGAAATTGTTTGTAAGCACCCATTCATTTTAGAAATCTAATTTAACTCTTACTAATGCTTCTGTTGTAAAGTTTTTAGGTAAAGGTCTTGACAACTTTGCTACTGCTAATAATTGATTCGTATCGTTATATAATCCGATTGTTGTAATATATGTTTGTGGATTATTTATAAAACTAGAATATAATACTTCACCAGTTGAACCTGAAATAAATGAAGGGTTTTCTGAGTAATTAAATTCTGAACTTTTAGGTCTTACAAATATATAATCTGAAGAAATAGATTCCTGAGAATTTAAATAAAATGAAGTAGCAACTGTTGAAGATCCACTAATTGCTTGAAATAATTGAGCATTAGCATTTTGTGTAGCTCCATAACTTCCTATTCCTAAAGTTGCAGGATAATTTGAACCACTATATACAAATCCAATACCACCACTAATAGCAGGAGCGGCTAATGCTAAAGGATTTAAAATAATAGTTCCAATATCAGGTAATAACCAACCATAAGATCCTGAATTTGCTGTATATCCATCAGTTGTAGTAGCTGAACCTGTATATTTAACACCTTGAGAACCTGATATTAATTGAAATACTCTGCCAGCTTCTGTAAATTGAACGGCAGTTACATAATTACTGTTATCAGTAATAGTAACTGTACCACCACTACCTGATAGTTTTAATGCTAAAGATCCTAAGAAAAGAGCATCTTTATATCTTGCTCTTTCCATAGGTAAAGCAAAAAATTCAGATGATGTAATAGCACCAAAAGTAAAATTAGTATTTTCATCTCCAATAACTAAATCTTGCCATTGACCAAAAACAGTTGCTGTTGGAGATTTACCATTTACTAAATTATTATAATTAGCACTTCCACTACCAGCGGCATTACCGTAAGCAATAGCAAACTGTACAGAAGCTGCTGCTTCAGTAGAAGCTGTTTGATATACGTTTAAATAAAAATCACCAGATGAACCAGCTTGTTGTGTTGATGATGTAAAAACTGTTGAAAGAACAGGTGAACCTCCAGACCATAAGGTTGCTGAGATTGAGTCTGTACTTGCTACAAAATCATCGGGTGTTAATCTTACAAATGACATATTTTTTTATTAGTTTACTTTAGTTATAGTTACAGGAATAGAAACACGAGCACCACTATCATTACCAACAATTTGTAAAGTTGCATATAAAGCAGTACTTGTACCAAATAAAGTATTAATAGTTGTAGCTCTCATATTCAAACTAGTACCAATTACAGTTTTAGATACACTTGTACCTAATGTTGTACTAGAATTTAATGCTTGAGCATTTGGAGTATTAATACCTACACCTTCAAATGTTGACATTAATCTAACATCTGAAATTGTGTAAGTATAACCACTGGTTTCAAAAGTATTACCACCAAAATAATTTAATGTTTGAGGTGTAATTACTTGAGATTGACCTTGTTTCAAATTAATTGAAGCAGGAACAGCCAAAATAGGCATTTTAGCAGTACCACGTGGTAAAGTAGTTAATTTATACTTCATTGTTTGAGTAGCTTGAGGAAATGCCTCTAATAAAGGCATATTCACAATTGCTTCTCCATAATATGCAGAACCTGAAGGGTGAGTTGGATTATATAATGTATAATCAATCTCATCATCTGCTAAAGCAAATTGTGTAATTCTAAATGAACCATCACTTTTAGCTAATAATTGACGACCGGTATCAGTTAAAATAGCATCTACTGTTACTACTGAATTATTTAAGTATCCCATGTTTTATTTTATTATAAATATATAGTTTATGATTTTTTGTTATAGAGTTTTAAAGAATCCTACGGATTGAGCAATTTGAAGTATACTTTGTTTATATTTTGGATTAAAATTCTGTGGCATTATTAATCCTGGGGTGTTTGTTGTAGGTATTAAGTAAGGAGAAGCTGAACCTGTAAATAATAATAGTGAAGTTTCATCTTGAACTATTGTATTAGGAGCACCAATAAGAGATGGTTGATAATAAATAGCAGGAAAATAAACATTAGTTGAAGTAAAACTTCCGCTTGTTGTACTAAGAGAACCACTAGTATTATTAAATTGTTGAATATAAACTGTTGCTCCTGGAGGGAATATACTTTCAACAATTCCTATATTAGAAGTATTTGGGTTTATCTCTCCAGTAGAAATAAGAGGTTGGTTATTTTGAGGACTTAAGTTAATTACATTTCCATTTATATCAATTAAAGTAGTAATAAGAGCTCCTTGAACTTCAAATGCTCCACCATAAAGATCATACCATGGAGAAACAGCATATGTTGGAGATATAGAAGAATAATATGCAAACCAGTTACAATATTCTTCAACATTAGGTACTAAACCAATTGTACTTCCTGTAGTCATTGGTTGGTTTACAAAATTTTCAAAAATAGATCCTGTAGAAGCTTCTGTTCTACAACCATTATATCTTGGATTTATTACTCTTGCTGTCGTATAATTTGATGATTGCACTGCTGCTCTAGTTGCACTACCATTTAATATAGATTGTTCATTTACAGCTATTATAGCATCACTAGAAAAATCTACATCCATATAAAAAGTATCTTCTCTAGAAACAACAGCATTATTAATTATAGCATTATACTCACTAGTTTGATAATTCGCAGTATAATACGGTTCTATAACAGTTAAATTACCATTAATATCATTGGATGATGTATGAAGTTGATTTAATGTTACATTAATACTTCCTGTTTGAATTATAAATTGATAATTAGTTCCACTATATGGATTTTGAAAATATAATCCAAATTGTGAATTATATACTGGAGATATTTTTGTTGGAGGTTTTTCACCAAAATAATCATTTAAACCTTGTAAACTATCATTATTCCAAATATATCCTGGGTTTACTGTAAAAGAACAAGTAACTGGATAAAAGGATGAAGTTGTTCTTGTTTGTAATCCAACATATGATGCTCCTAATATAGTTCTATAAGTTCTGGGAATATCAGGATCTGTATAAGAACCAGACATCATTGCTATTATTGGAGCCCCAGTAAAAAATGGATCAACTGAGAATTTTATATTAAAAGAACAAGTAACTTGTATAGTATATGGTTCAATAGCAACTGCATTAAGAGCAAAATTACCACTACCTTCTATTAAAGATCCTGATACTCCTGTTTTTGATTGGTAAGATCTAAATACTCCTACTGGATTTGAACCAGAAATAAAAATACTGTCTGTATTAGATCCACTTACATTCTTTGGTAAAATAGGATTTGAAAAATAAGATAAATCATTACCTAAGCTAGTAGGAACAACATAATATAAATAATAAGTATTATACTCAGATATAGATACAACAGTAAAATTTAAAGTACCTAAATCATCAAAATTAATTCTTAAAATATCAGCTTCTTGTAACTGTAAAGTTTGGTTATTTCCTAAAGCATCTGTTTTAGCTACTTTAATTGCTTTTATACCGGTTGTAATATTTGGTGTGTTTGGCATGTTTTATATTACTGAACTTGAATCGTAGAATAAAAATATTTGTCCATTAGATGGATTATTTGATAAAAAGGTTGTAAAACTTACCCATTGGGAAGCTGTAATACTTGCTGTATAAGCTATTAATGTTGTTGGAACTGTAAGGAATGGATTAGTACCATTTAAACTTTGAGTTGTAACAGCAAAAGCCGAACCACTTAATTCACCATTAAAGAATTCATATTGAGCTGATTCAGTAAATGCTACTGGACCTAAAGTAGATGGGGTTATACCTGACCAAACTTGGGTAATTGGAGAATATAAATCTACTGATGAAGTTTCTCCGAATAAATTAGGCATTGAACCTCCATTACTACCTGTAATATGATACATTACTACTGGTGAACCAGAAATAATTAAATCTTGGGATACAAATGGTTGGTTTTGGTTTTGATAAGAAGTAGTAGTGTACGTATTTAATTGAGGTACAGGATACTTATTTCTTTCTAATAATGTTTGTTTGATTACTATTCCTGATGCTAAACTAGATCTAGCAGGAATAAAATCTTTTATCATTTTAAATAATGAACTATCATATTGTTCTATTAACAATACAAATTCATTCCAATTATAATTTGAAGAATATTTTTCAAAATATAAATCTCTTAAAGCATCTAATAAAGGATAAGATTCAGCTGATGAAGATACTAATCTTGGGTCACCAATATATTCTCCAATATTTAAATATCCTAAAGTTGAATTAATATCTTCATTTATTTCATTTTGAGGAGATAAAGCAACTTCTAAATAATTTACATCTTCAGTATATGAAGAACTTATTGGATATTGTTGTTGAATACTAATATAAGGAGATAATACTTTATTATTAGGAATATTATCTTGAACACTACTTGTGTATGGTAAAAGTAAACTTTGATTTTGTATTTTTTGTGATATAACATTTTGGATACCTACCACAAATTGGTCAAAGAATATTGTTTGATAATTGTTTACAAACGTATAACTACCAGAAAAAGAGGCAGTTGACGGAGCACCATTAAATGATTGAGATACGGGTGTAGAACCAGTAATACCAGGATGTACAGATGTAGAACCTGTATATAGTTCACCTCCTAAAGGTATTCTATAGAATAAACTATTTTTAGATGATTGGGCTCCTTCGGAATTATTACCTTCTATTGAATTAGGATTCATTACGAAAGCATTAAAAGTACTTTCATTTAAAGGAATATTATAATATCTAATTTCTTGGTATGAACCACTAAATGGACTATAAGTTTTACCTCCAAAAACACTTCCTGTTCCAAAGTACAATTGACCACTTATATTCCAGTGTTTAGAACCTGTAAAACTTGATGATGCTTGATATGTTATAGTATTACCATCTGATCCTGAATAGATAGTATTTTTGGCAAATAATTCATATCTTGTAGTACTACCAGTAGTTGCATTAATTAATACTGACCACCATCCTGCATCATAAAAAGGTAAATATACACTTGCTGAATCTGAACCTGAAATAAATTTTAAGGTAGCATATTGATAATAAGGATTTTTAATTGATCCTGAATATAAAGAACTACTTGTATATCCTGAACCTGTATATTCTAACACAACATTAAATCCATTTGTACTATGATTTACAATTGATTGACTATAAGGAATATTGTTAACAGGTAATCCTGAAGTTTTAAATTTAAATTCTAAAGCATTAGGATAAGTAGTACCATAAGGAACAGATGATGCTGTCCAAGGAGTAGATACTTTAGCCGAACTAGTTACTTGAAAAGCATAGCTAAATTCTTCTTGCCAACTATCAAATGTATTAGGATTTTTATCTTTACCCCCAAATTCATTAATTCTTAATTCAGTATTAGGTACACCAAAAACATTTAATAAAGCTTGAAGACCATTTACTGTACCTTTAGTTTTAAGTAAATAAGGTAAAGCATGATAAATTTTCTTGTATGTTAATTGATGAAACTGTTCAATAGTTGGAACTAAAGAAGCTGAAGTAGAAGAAGTAACATAATTAGTAATTAAATAACTTCCTGTTGGTAAATCTAATCCACCACTTGGATTTAAACCAATTAATGAATTATAA